GTGTAAATAGAACTCTATTAGAGTTCGTCAGAGTGCTGAAAATTTTTGTGTTATGTAATCGGAGGGTTGTACAATGACTTTGTTAGATTTGTATCTCGTGAATTATGGATGGAGTAAGGATGCTTGTATGGATATTCATTTTAAGGATGAAGTTGCTTTTTCTTCTAATCTTGTTTCTGCTTCGGAGGCTATTAAGGAATTTGGTGATCGTAGCGTTTGTTATTTCGTGGATGATTTGGTGGTGTTGAGGTGAGCTGCTACCATCCAGTATATGCCTACAAGTCCAAGTTCGTCAATCCGGAGACCGGAAAAGCAGTTATCAAGTTCAATCTTCGGCCTAATCAGATGGATAAATTCGAGCCTATTGCTCTTCCCTGCGGCCAGTGTCTCGGCTGCCGTATTGAGTACTCCCGCCAGTGGGCCAACCGTTTGATGCTCGAACGTGAAGCTCATGACGCCGCTTGGTTCTGCACCTTTACTTACGATGATGACCATGTCCCCCGCTCTTACTATCCAGACCCGGAGACCGGAGAGGCCATCCCTTCCCTCACTCTTTGCAAGAGAGATTTTCAATTACTCATGAAGCGTATTCGCCGCCGTTTCCCGGATGACCACATTCGTTTCTTCGCCTGTGGTGAGTATGGTTCCCAGACGTTCCGCCCCCACTATCACGCTATCATTTTTGGTCTGCACTTGGATGATCTGGTGCCCTATAAGACTGTTCGTGAAGGAGGTGAACTTTACACCTACTACAACTCCCCCAAGTTGCAGTCCTGTTGGCTTGATTCTGACGGCAAACCGATAGGTTTTGTCGTTGTCGGTGAAGTCACATGGGAATCATGTGCCTACACCGCCCGTTATGTTACCAAGAAGTTGAAAGGAAAGGAAGCCGATTTCTATGAAAAGCACTGTATTTCGCCTGAGTTTAGTCTCATGTCTCGCCGGCCTGGCATTGCGCGTGACTATTATGAGTCTCATCCTGGAATTTTTGATTCGGATTATATCAACATTTCTACTCCGAAAGGAGGAAGGAAATTCAGACCCCCCCGCTACTTCGAGAAGCTCTTCGAGATTGAAGACCCGGTGAGGTCCAAGGAGCTTAAGGAGATTAAGAAGCGTCTCGCCCTGGATGCTCAGAAGTCCAAGCTTTCGAAAACGTCTCTCGAGCTAGACGAGCTGCTTGCTGTAGAGGAACAGAACTTTACAGACAAAATAAAATCATTAAGGAGGAATTTGCTATGAAGATGCGAAAGGCTATTGACAAGCGTGTGTTCAAGCGTACTGCCGCCAAGTCCAAGAAGGTCAACATCGCTCCTAAAATCTTCCGTGGAGGCGTTCGACTATGATTACGCCTGAAGAAAAGATTTTGCGGACTGATCTGCAAAAGATGCTTAACCGTCAAGGCTTTAAGAACTCCATTGTTTATACGGAGGTTGAAGGTAAAGGCCCCGGTCTTCTCGTGGCCCTGGTTGATCCCGTAGACCCCAAGAGTGTTTTCTTCTGCCGTTTCTACACGTTGGATGAAGTGAGGACCATTACAACCGCTCAGCGGATTTTCTGGAGGTACGTAAAATGATTTATCGTCTTGTTTTAGGTGGCCAATGCATTGGCACGTATAAGGCTCTGCGTTCTGCCAAGTCTGCTTATGATTTGGTCGAATTTGCGCTTCGTGTTGCAAAGGTGGATTTTTCCACTATTGATTTTAACCTGACTTTGGTGAAGGAGAGTTGACTATGATTTACGGTATTTATGCGATTAAGGACGCCAAGACTACGTTCATGCCCGCCAACGTGGACTACAACGATGCTTCTGCTATCCGTAATTTTGAGCACGCAGTTCGGCAGCCGGATTCCCTGCTTCGCTCTCATCCCGCTGATTATTCCCTCTGGCGTGTCGGTCAGTATGATAATGAGAATGGCGAGATTATTCCTGAGTGGCCTCCCGCGCAGCTTGCCGATGCTTCTAATGTCTTGAAGGAGAGTGTGTAATGTTCAGAACACAGTTTGACCCCCACGACCGCATCCACGTTGAACCCGGACAGCGTGAGCATATTCGCTATGGCGGTCACTATGATGAGAAAGGCCGTGTGGTACTGGATGAAATTGGCCGCATTGATACTTATGCGGAGATTCAGTCCCATGCTGAGAGTGTAGACATCCACGTTCTTATGGAGCGTTATGCCCGTGGTGATGTAGACGCCCTCTCCAAGGCCCAGGGCTTCTATGGTGATGTTTTGGACTTTCCCAAGACCTATGCCGAAGCTCTTAATCATATGAATGAGATGGAGCACCAGTTTATGGCCCTTCCTCCTGAAATTCGAGAGAAGTTTGGTCATAGCTTTACTGAGTTCCTGGCTTCTTCTGGTGAGCCTGATTTTTTGGATAAGCTCGGTATTCAGCGTGAGCCCGAATCCACTCCCGAATCTGCAGAAGGAGGTAATGCTGAATGAATCGGAATACAGAGTCCCATTTTTCTCTGCTCCCTCGTGTAGATATCTCCCGGAGCCGCTTTGACCGTTCCGCCAGCGTGAAGACCACGTTCAATACAGGTGACATTGTCCCTTTTTTCTTGGAAGAGGTACTCCCCGGCGATACCTTCAATGTGAAAACCTCGAAGGTTGTCCGGATGCAGACCCTCTTAACCCCCCTTATGGATAACCTCTACCTGGATACCTACTATTTCTTCGTGCCCAACCGCCTTGTGTGGCAGCATTGGAAAGAGTTTTGCGGTGAGAACACAGAAAGGGCCTGGATTCCTGAGACGGAATACGCTATGCCTCAGATTACCAGCCCTGCCTCTACCGGTTGGGAAGTTGGTACGATCGCCGACTACTTCGGCATCCCTACCGGCGTTGCAAACCTTAGCGTTTCCGCTCTTCCCTTCCGTGCCTATGCCCTTATCATGAATGAGTGGTTTAGAGATGAAAATTTACAAGATCCTCTTGTTGTCCCTGTGGATGATGCTACTGTGGTTGGAGTTAACTCTGCTACTTTCGTAACCGATGTTGCGAAGGGCGGTAAACCCTATAAGGCTGCTAAGTATCACGACTATTTCACCAGCGCTCTCCCTGCTCCGCAGAAAGGCCCGGATGTTACTATCCCGGTTTCTCAGGGTGGTACTTATCCCGTCTATGGTGATGGCAATGCTTTGATGATTACTGCCGGCGGCTCCACTCGTGCATGGACATCTAAAGTAGGTGGAGCTTTCAATGATAACATTACTTATTCCGGTATATCTGGCAATAAGAAGCCTGGTGCTTTTGGTGAGGATAATCTTCAAGCGTTCAGTAATGATTATGTTGGTGTAGGTACTCAGAGTCAGTTAGGTCGCGGCACATCGTCTGGTTTGATTGCTGTTGATGATGGTGGTGTCTCTATGGCTACCATTAACCAGCTCCGTCTCGCCTTCCAGATTCAGAAGTTCTATGAGCGTCAGGCCCGCGGCGGTTCTCGTTATACGGAGGTGATTCGTTCCTTTTTTGGCGTAACTTCACCGGACGCCCGTCTCCAGCGCCCTGAGTATCTTGGTGGTAATCGCGTCCCCATCAATATTAATCAGGTGATTCAGCAGTCTGGTACTGGTTCTGAAAGCAGCTCCACTCCGCAAGGTACGGTTGTCGGTATGTCTCAGACCACGGACACCAATTCTGACTTTACCAAGTCTTTCACGGAGCATGGCCTGATTATCGGTGTTATGGTTGCCCGTTATGACCACACTTACCAGCAGGGTCTTGATCGTCTTTGGAGCCGCAAGGACAAGTTCGATTTCTATTGGCCCGTTTTCGCTAATATCGGTGAGCAGGCTATCAAGAACAAGGAGATTTACGCTCAGGGTAACGCTGAAGACGATGAGGTCTTTGGCTATCAGGAAGCATGGGCAGAGTACCGCTATAAGCCCAGCCGTGTGACTGGTGAGATGCGTTCTAGCTACGCCAAGAGCCTGGATGTATGGCACCTGGCCGACGATTATAGCAAGCTCCCTTCTTTGTCTGCCGAATGGATTCAGGAAGATTCTAGCACAGTCAATCGTGTACTTGCTGTGTCTAACAATCTTAGTGCTCAGTTTTTCGCCGATGTCTACGTGCGGAACCTTTGTGCCCGGCCTATGCCGA